GGATTGCGAAAGCGTGGGGCGCACTTGCGCCTTCTCTTTCTTTATATCTAGCTTCTGGCCTCTAGCCTCTAGCTTCTGCCCCATTACATTCGCATTACACTCCTGTTTCATTGGCATTACATTTCCATTTCTAAACTTTAACACCCTATCCCTGTTGGACTTACGGCCACGCTCATCTTTCACCATTCTGCGTGAAAATATGCAATCTTCCTCGACTGAATAGACCCCTGCCTGTGCCAATTCAACGAGCAAGCCGCTAGTTGTTTCTAGGCTTTCGCCAAAGATTCTAGCGATATGCTCTGCCCCCATTGGGCTATCCCCAGCCATTAAATAGCCGTGCCTTTTGGACTTTGCCATGAGGCAAATCATATCGACCCAGAGACCCCTAGCCGCCGGGGAACAACCCCGAAGGGCTTCATCCGAAAGCCAATCAGCCGGATAAAATTTAAGCCAAGGCAACTTCACTTTTTACCGCTCTCCAAGTCACGCTTCTGGTATTTTTTGGCTCGATCCAAAAGCTCCTTTGCCATCACCTCGGCCAAGTCTGCGTGAGCAAGAATATCCTTGTAATTCTTTTCTTGTGCGTGAGTCCAATCCTTTCGCATATCCTTAAGCCTTGCTGTAGTGTAGCGAAGCAGTTGTTTTAAGTAAGTTAATCTCTTAACGCTCATTGAAGAACCTCCTAATCTTGCCCAACCCGGACACCCCTAGCAGAATTATACCGACCAACCCGGCCAATATAAAGCCCACCAGAAGCCCCACCCCTACCATAGTTTGCCCAATACTTGAAAAGGTTTCCCGCATAAATCTCCTTATGTGAGAGGAGCCTTTGGCCAGGGCGACCACCAACGAACTGCTTTAGCCCTTGTCCAGTTGTCCATATAAAATTCATTGCGGTGGAAGCGAGCCACCATAACGCTGATTCCAACAACAACAAGGCATCTATCATTTTCCTGCGGTTTATCATTTGTGTCCCTCCATTCAATAAGTCCGAACTTGGTTTTGGGAATCTCAATGTTAATACTTGGCATTTGGCATCCTTCTAATTGCTGTTGCCACATCATTGAGAAGGTCTTTCCTTACCTGGTCATCCTCTGCATCAGCCATGGATTGAACAAGCTCTGCACAGGCTTCCCTCTCTTTCTTTGCCACCGTGTTGGCCAGGGCAGACAAAGACCTATCAATTTGGTTTAGGGCAGAGTCAGAAGGGGACGTCATCTTTTTTATCCTCATCAATTACTGCCTTAATTACTGCACGAAGCTGGACATCTTTTTTATAGGGCTGTCCATCTGGGGCATTCTTCATGGGCTGTTCAGTCAGCCACATCAGCCATGAGAATCCTTCAGACGATCTGGCAATCTGCCTCACGGTCTGGCCTTTGTATTTTCCAAAGCCAACCACCATGTCCTTAATTTCAGAATCTTTAGTTGTCTTTTCCTCAACCAGCTTTGCTGTGATCTCTTTGATCTCTGCCTTGGATGGCTCCTCATATTTGTCTGTGTTCAGTTGCCTTGCCTCCTCAAAGCCACCCATGGGAACTTCCTCTGCTGGTGTGGTTGATAGGTTCCGGTCAATGAGAACAACCACATGGGCAAAGGCAGAACGACAAGCCCTGCTGATTGCCCTAGTCTGGCACATTGCCCTGCGAGCGTAGGTGGGTCGCTTTGCCCACATCTCCTCGTCATCACCCAGGAATCCCTCTGCTGTTGAGATAACCTGGCCATTGTCCATCCTTCTGACTTCACCAATGCAACGCCAGCCACCCTCAACTCTTTCTACATCCTTGGCAGACGCCACACATCCATGGGCTACTGCTATGGATTGCCAGCCCTCCACCTTAACATAATCCTTGTTTCCAATCCTCTGGGCTGTGGCCTTGACGATCTCTCGACAGGCTCCAGCCACATCGGTTGCTTGGCGAATATGCTGGGCAACCCCATTGTTTATTGTTGCTAATTGTGTTTCACTCATTGTGTGTTCCTTTCTTTTTGGTTATTCATCTGGAAGCCTTTTCCTTTTATCTAAAATCCAATGCTCTGCATTTTGTTGTCTGTATTCCCAATAACCAGGAAGCCCATTTGTATAGCTTGGTTCATAGGGAATCTTATTTAGGTGGAAGAAGATTTCCTTTTCAAGCTCCTTGGCCATAATTCTCAAATGCCACTCTGGGTTGTTGTGAGCCATCTCAATAAACTTCTCAAGGCACTCTTTGTTGAAAGCCTTGGCCTCTGCCTCCTTTTGCTCCTGGCTCTTGATGAAAGGCTCCTCAACTTGCAGAACCCTCTCCTTCCAATCAGAGACAGCTTGCCTCCTCATATCGTCCTCTTCCCTCATGTATTCCTCATTAAATGCTGGCATCTTCAATCCTCTTTAGAAGTTTAAGATAGGACATAGAGCCACCTCTTTGGATGGTATCGTAGATTGGGGCAAGCCATTGAAGGTTGATTTGATGGCCTGGGATTCTAAAAACAAGAATGCCCCTCTCTGCTAGGGCGTTGTATTTTTCCATATCTGCAATGAATCCCTTGCCCCTAGTGTGCCGTCCCCCTGTCCACACGCCACCCTCAATTTCAATGGCCACCCCGGAGCTGTGCCAGAAGTCCACTCTCCACTTTCTTGTAGGGTGGAACCTATGCTCCTTGATTAGCTCTTGCCCATTCATTGCCCTCCACAACAATTCAAATCTTTTTGTAGGGCTTGAGGATTTCAACTTCATTTTAGTTTCTACCCCACCACTTTTCCTGCGGCTCAATCATGGATTCAGCCAAGGCAATGTTTGAATTGTTTTCTTTGATTGCCTTGTCCAGCCTGTCCAGTTCTTGGGCAACCAGAAGGGCAAACCTTTCTCTCTCGTAGTTTGCCTGGTCAATGTGCTTTGCCAGCTTGTGCAAGAAGCCACAAAGCCCAAGGCCAAACAAGGCAAAGAAGATTGCCAGTATCATTTGCAAAGCTCCTCAACCCAATAGAGCAATCCCATCCCAATCAGCATTCCAATCACAATCAATGTGTAGTCTTTGATGATGTTCATGTGTTGTTCCTTTCTTGTTTGTATGTTGTTCCTGTGGTTAAATCAACAACTATTTTAGTTAATGGGCGGCCCATACTCTGTGCCATCACATTGAATCCAATGGCTTTTCCCTTCCTCTGCCTTTTTAAGATCATCAAGATAGGCTTTTGTTTCTAAAAGGATTGTGTGCCTCTTTGTGCCAATCTTTACTAGGTATCCAAGAATCTTGGTGTATTCGCCTAGCTTCTTTTGCTTCTTGGGTTTAGGTTCTAGGATTTGCATATAGGATTTCCTTTCTGGGTTGGTTAGGCCATCTTCTTGTTGAACTCACGCTCTTCAGAAGAGGCTTGAGCATTAAGATATGCATAGCGAGCCTTTTCGCCCTCGATATCACGATAAATGTGAATCCAAGCTCCGCCGCCCTCATAGCCTTCGTAGGAGAACCACTCGGAATACTCGTAGATTCCAGAGCGACCAGAGAAATCAATTGGGTTTCCCTTTGGAGATTTCTTGAATTTCTTTTTAGTCATTTCAATTATGTTCATTAGGATTTCCTTTCTTGGTTGTTGTTCCTTCTTTGAACAATCTAACCCATATTGAGTCTATGTCAATGGTTTTTCTTCAAAAGGATTTCATTGAACATCAACAACTTATGACTTGCCGCTGATTTTGTAGTGGGTGATTGCAGAAATTCTGCGACCAGAAAGATCGAAAATTCGGAAGTCTTTTTTGAGCAGAAAACCAGCCTCGACCATTTGGTTAATCAGCTTATTGCAACTGCCGCCAGTATGCTTGGCATTAAATCCCATGGCCTTCAAAGCGGCATCTGTGCGAAGCCATCCACTAGGAACTTCCTCTTGTTGCCTCTCCAGATATTTTTTTAGGGTCTGTGCCCACTCACCTTTGAAGCCTATCTTGTTCCAGCTTTTATTGTGATGCGGCTTCATACTGGGAACCTCCATTCGCCATCGCTTGTCGGGGATAGAACATTCACGATGCAGTCTTTGTCGCTATACTCACCCCAAGCGATGCCGT